ATTACCTTAATAGTTGGATTAAATGTTTAGAAGATAATGAGGATGCAGTTTGGAAAGCATCTGCATTAGCAAACAAAGCTGTTAAGTGGTGTGAAGAACTACAACCACAAAAAGAACAGCAACAGGAGGTAGCTTAAGAGATTCTATTTAGGTTATGCAGCCTCATAAGTTGGATTCAAGCCTACAATAGATAGGGGTAGTACCGAGAGGTACTACTCCGCAAGAAATTTGTTGTCGTTACACTACTGCACGACACAGATAGATGCGAGGATGTACTCTTCATTGAGGGATTACGCATTTTTTTAATCACAGTTAGTAGTTAATGCGTGTGAAGCCGAGGCAGGACTATATGTTGTAATGTAACACTGCCTCGGTCAAAACAAAGGAGGAAGTATGGATGTAGGAAAGTTGTTAAAACAAACTCAGGATCAATCATTGTATACTAATTGGCAAGGTGGAATCTTTGCATTAGAGAAAATCAAATTAATGATAGTTTCTAATATTGATGCTGAAATTTTTAAACTAAAGAACCTATCTAACAGTACCGATATAGGAAAAACTATGAACCGAATAGAAGAAAAAACTAATGGCGATAAATTTGTTGAAAGAAATAAACAAAGAGATGAGAAAGGAGAATAAATGAAAGTAACATCTGAACAATTCAAAGACCTATGTTGTGCTGCTAATCGGCTGCCTAACATTATGAATCGTAATGCAAAGGTATCTTTTCAAGGTCATACTTGGGTTGGAGAAAATGGGAAAGATCATTTCAAAGATTATGATTTTAAAGAAATCAAATCTCTTGAAGTAATCTTTGCTGATGATGATTCACATGATCGTGATGAACTCATTATTAAAATCAAATGATTAACTTGGTAAATAAAGAATACCAAAACTATAAAGCGAAGCCTCGTTTTGCTGAAAGAGTAGCAACAGGGCGAGGTCTTTGCATTTGGCAACTGAATAAAATGTTGCGAGGTAGTGGATATAAAATAGTTAGGTTTACTGGTGGGACCAGTCATATATTATTGGTACCAACAGGTTATAAGACAGTACCTTTGGTTAATCCATTTACAGGATACAGTCATGTTAGATTATATCCAAGAGAAACTTGTCTTCGTAAATGGCAACGGATCATTAATAAATTAATGACACAAGTAGTTACTAAAGAATGGATTATGAAATATTTTATTTCAGACTTAGCTCCATACTATAGAACTTATGATGATCTTCCTAATTGGAAAGCAATTAAAGAAAGAGCCAATCAATTATGGAAAGAACATTTCAAGGAAAGGAAATCTCAATGAAAGTAAAACCTTGGAATCAATTAGAACGAAGACAACAATTAACGTACCTTTATATCTACCAAGGACACGGTAGATTAAGCAGTACCGCAGACATACCGCAACAATACATTAGATCACTAGAAAAAATGCAAGAAGCAAGACGCAAAGAAGCAGAAAAGGAACTAGATGAAACATACAATAGTTAAGATAAGTGAAATACTTTCTCATCCTACTAAGAGAATGGATGCAAAGTATTGGATAAAAAGAAAGGAGGAAAAAATGATGGAAGATAATAGACAAAAGTTCTTTGATAACTTAGCAGCTTGGATGAAGTCATCAAGAGAAACAAGTAAACCAAAAGTTACACAAACAAAACTTGGTAATGAATTGTCTGTAAGTTTTCAACAAGTACAAAAATATGAAAAACCAATTAATGAAATAAATCTTTGGAATTTTATTCAGTGCTGTGATTACTTTAAGGAAGATTATTCAGCAATAATTAATGCTTGTAAAACTACTGGTTATTTAAGAGTTAAAGCTAGTGTGCCTATGACTAAAGATGAAGAGTATAAGAACGCTGGTATTAAAGAAACAGACGCTAAGAAATAGAAAGGAGAAAGTATGAAAAGAGTAGGTAAACTTAAAGAGGGAGGAGTATTAGAGTTAAAAGAATTTTTAGATAGACTCGATACTTTCTTAAATAAGTATGATCCTAAATTTGAGTATGATTACAAAGGACAAGAAGATCATACTGAAATTATTTTACGTATAAATATAACTTAAAGAAAGGAGGAAGTATGGACCAAGATCAATTCGATCTTGCAATAGATGGTACCGTATCTGAGTTTAAAAAGTTTCACGAAGAGAATCCTCAGATATATAAACTGTTTGTAAAGTTTACACATCTTGCAATAGGATCAGGTCATAACCGTTTATCATCTGAAATGATTATCAATAGGATCAGGTGGGAAACGGAAGTAGAAACAAACGATCCTTGTTACAAGATTAACAATGATTACAAACCATTCTATGCTCGTATGTTTATGGCTGAACATCCGCAATATGAACACTTCTTTAATATAAGAGGTAGCCACGCAGACGAAATAGATTGGAAAGAATATGTTGTACAAACAAATAATACAGGAGCTTAAATACCATAGACAAAGGTTAGGTATAGGTACTCAAGTTCTTGCACAAAAGATTGGAGTAGCTGACTCATTGGTTACTAAATGGGAAAGCTATTCCAAAATTCCTAACGGTACAAACCTAGTCAACTGGATCAATGCACTAGGATTTAATATTAATTTGTATCAATACAAAAAAGCAATCGATAGAAAATACATTCCAAATCCTAAAGATGTGGAGTGGATTAACAATACATATGGAGAGGAGGTTGACATTGAATACGAAACAGCACAGTTCATCGATTATTACACCGCAAATGGAGGCATTAAAGAAGACTGGGATGCTTGTTTCAGAAACTGGATCAGAAGAAGTATCAAGTTCAGAAACATTAGAAGAGAAACTAAAAAGGGCAACTCTATCTACGATCCCGCAAGCATTCAAGAAAGACGCAAACGAATCCTTGATGTTGCGGGTATACGAGATACGGTACAAGATGGGAAGAGAGGATTCATTCCCTATAGAAAAAAAGATTGATAAAGATGTACCGAATCTTGTCAATCAAATGGCAATTAAAATTACACCTTGTACTAGGCAAGATGTTGCAGTTGCATTAGAAACTATTGCCTCTACCTTTTGTATTAATATTCCTGACAAAGTAGGGTTAGATCAATACTTCCAAATCCTATTAAAATATCCTGCTTTTCTTCTTAGAGATTGCATTGATGATATTATAAAAACTTTCCCGTACCCACGATTACCGATACCGAAAGAATTTGTTGATAGACTTGAACCACCTTATAAATTTCATTTAGGTTGGCTGCGAGAATTAACAAAAACATTTTATAGACTTGAAATCTATAAACAGAAAGCGTATATAAATAGAACAAAGGAGGATTAAACTATGAATACGACTGAAGTAAAAAAGACTCCTAAAGTAGAGCATCTCCGTATCAACAGACATATGGGGATTGGAGGATCAGACGCTACTCGAATTATGAGAGGCGACTGGCATACTCTATGGTTGGAGAAGACAGAAAAGCAAAAACCTGAAGACTTATCAAGAGTCTTACCAGTACAACTTGGTCTTTATACTGAGCCAGTTAATAAACAATGGCTTGAGTATGAGTTAAATAAAAAAGTTACCGATCACCCTGAACTATACCAAAAGAAAGATTTTATGTTTGCTCATTACGATGGTTGGATTGAGCAAGATAAAATTATAGTTGAGTGTAAACATACCAATTCTAACAATACACTAGATAACGTAATCAGTACCTATATGCCACAAGTGCAGCATTACTTAATGGTAAGTGAAACACCTTACATTTATTTGTCTGTTATCTTTGGCAATAACCGTCACGAATATTGTAAAGTAGATGCAGACAAAGAGTATCAAACAAAACTTTATGATATTGAAAAATCTTTTTGGGGTTATGTTAAAGACAATAAACCACCCGAACAGTTGGACCAATTAACCGATCAATTACCTAAACTAGCTGGAAGAATTAAAATCAACGATATGATTACTATTGATTTTGATGAAACTAGAGATAACGAGTTTATGTCATTAGCTAAAGAATGGCACGAAACTAAACAACCAGCTACTAAACATAAAGCGATAGGTCAAGTGCTTAAAGCAAAGGTGCCTGACAACTGTCGTAAAGCAACTGGTTCTGGCATTCTAATTAGTAGAAATAAAGCTGGAACTTTATCCATTAAAGAAACTAAAGGAGGTAAACCTAATGGCTAAACCACTCGACAAAAGAGTAACTGCAATACTTAAAGGACTAGGACTTACAAAGGAAGAATCTTTGTGGGACTGCCACGGGACTTGGGTAATGTATCACAGATACATTGAGATCGCTGGTGTTAAGAAAAAAATTAGCATCGATGATCTTTCTGAAATAGAAACTAATTCTGAAAAAGGAATAGTTGTTATTAAATGTAAAGCATCACTCGATAAAATGAAAGTAATTACTTATGGAGAAGCAAGCCCGAAGAATACTAGGAATGCTTATCCATATGCTATGGCTGAGAAGAGGGCAATAGATCGTGCCATCTTAAAGTTAATAGGGTTACACGGATTCATTTATTCTGAAGATGAATTAGATGTTAAACAAACTTCTAATACAAAAGTAGGATCAAGTGATGATGAAGTCTTAGAGAAATTTCAATCTGAAATTAAAAACTCTAAAACATCTAAGGGATTAAAAGGTTATGGTCAGATGTATAAAGTACATATGGCTAAAGCTAAACAATCCTCACACGCAATTTATTTACATACGAAAACTTTGTATGAAAATAAACTTAAAGAACTAAATGGAGGAAACCATACCAATGTATAATTCAATAACTATTATTGGAAATCTTGGTCGTGATCCTGAAATTAGGGAAACACAAAAGGGTAGCCAGTTTGCTACCCTTAGTGTTGCTACTAACAGGATGGTCCAAGGAGAAAGAGAAACCGATTGGCATAAGGTAGTTGTTTGGGATACCAAAATTACCGAAGTGTTACAAAAGTATACCCATAAGGGCAGCAAGGTTTTGTTGCGAGGAAGATTGACATATAAAAAATGGACAAACAAGGAGGGAGTAGAAGTTACTACAGCAGAAATTCATTTGGATAGATTTGATAGCCAAATGAAATTGATGGATAGTAGAAAGGATGGCGAGAATGAACTAGCTACACAAGAGGGAGCTAGTTTAGGCGAGCAAGATGGAGAGGAGAAACCACCGTTTTAATGACAAAAAACGAATTAAAGGTTTACAATTTCATCAAGGGATTCATTATCGTTAATAAAATTAGTCCCAGCTATTCTGAAATAACTAAAGGATGTAAATTCTCCTCAAGATCACAGTCTTGGGGAGCAGTACAAAGATTAGTTAAGAAAGATTATCTCAAAAATGTTGGAAGTAATGGAGATGCAAGACGCATTATTATTCATAGAGATTATGAGAAAGGAGGTAGAAAGATTGTTAGAAAACCAAAACCAAGTTAGTACAGATGCAAGAGTTGTTGCTGAAAAGATTGTAGAAGCAAAACAAAACAAACCATCTGACTTAGTAAACAGGTTAGCATATTATATTCAGAAAACTTATGATGCTTTTCCTATGGTTAAAAGGGAAGATTACGCTTTGTTATTAAAAGATCACAAAGAGTATATTCCTGATGACTAATAAAAGCAAACGAAAAGGTTATAAAGCTGAACATAATTTAGTAAAATACTTTAAACATAAAGGTCTGTCTGCAAGACGACAGCCGATGAGTGGAGCATTGTCTGATTTTCCACACGATATACAAATCAATAATCCCAGTGTGAATATAGAGGTTAAATCACGCAAGGGCGGTACAGGATTCAAGACTTTGAAGCGATGGAAACAAGGAGCAACAGCATTAGCACTACACGAAGACCACGAATACCTAGGAAAAAATTTAATTTGCGTTGATTTAGATTTTTTTATAGATTTACTTTTAAATCATAACGAGTATAGGGTCCCGTATGATTTGGAAATTAAGGAGAAGCTTAAACACAAAGATCGCTAGGTATGTTGCATTCTTTTTATCAATTATTAGTATCTTTGTATTAACTTCTTTTAAATATAACTTATTTCAAGCTTTAGGATGGTCGCTTGGTGTTATCGCTTGTCTGATGTGGGCGTACTGGGGTTGGCAAGATCGTAACCAAGAGGGGTACGGAAGATTCCTAATGGAAATAGTATCAGTTTTCTTAGGAGTATGGGGTGTAATAAATTGGTATGGTTAGGTCTTATGGATATAAACATATCACAAAAACTAGGAAGAAACGTAAAGGTAGACATTCTAAACGTGCAAATCCAAAACATAAAAAGGTTAAACGTAGATATAGGGGACAAGGAAGATGAATAATTTTCCATATGAAACACAACTGATGCTAATGTTTATCTTTATTGTCCTATATATAACTATTAAAATGGTATTCGTATAATGAATATATTATTCCTAGTATTAGGATTACTAACATCTAGTACAAGTTTTGAAGTAGCAAAGATTCCTATTGGTATGGCTTTAAAGGAAGCAACTTGTGAAAAAGCATTTATTAAACATACCACTTGGATTGAGAATCCAAACTATCAAGATGGAAATGGTCAACTTTGGGGACACTATAAACATAAAGGAAAGGTAGTTTTCTTTCATTACTGTCAAGATTCATTTGGAAAATATGTAAGATAAAATCCGAGGTGTGTACGGATTAGGTATCTTTTTCTATTACAGGTTTTATTGGCTTTTGAACACACCAGTATTTAATCATAGTACCAGTTGCATTAACATAATCAGGACCAAGATTCTCAAAGGTTTTAACTGAAGTCATACTACCCATCATAGCACAGCTATACCAATCATCGAATACAACCTTGTGTTCCAAGGGTGGATTGCAAGTGTTCATAGCAAGCGAGCAGATTTGTAAAGTAAGTATAAATTTCAACATCAACTATCATAAGTAGAAACTAAATATGACAGATTGAGCTGTAGATTAGCATTACAGATTATGTAGTACAACTCCTAGGATAGCTATCATTCGTTAAAATTGAGCCATCTATGAGCCATTAAACGCTATAAATTGGTAAGGATTAGAATGATAACTACTACACCTATAGCAATAGCAATCTTCTTCTTCTTGGGGCTTAATCCTTGCCACATTTGTTTCATCATTTCCATTGTTTTTACCTATAGTATTATTTCCGTTTAATCAAGTCAGTTGCTTTCAGCCCATAAACGCTGGCTATTACGCCTACGAATATTGTTTGGTACCAAAAAGGAAGATCAGAAAAATACTCAAAAAATAATTTCATCTTATCCATAGCAGCAGGATCATTTGAATAGACTGCCCATCCGAGCATCAGTATGGGCAAACTAAGTAAAATCAAAATGAATTCGTCTTTCCAGTCTGACTGTCTTGCCTCTAATAATTTGCCTGAGTATTCTAATTGTCCTGTACTCATCTTTTCTGCGTGTTTTAATTGAGCATCACTCATTAACATTTTAGTTCGTTGGCGATTTTTAAAAATATGTCCGCCTACCTGTGCTACTAATTTGATTGCACTAAATATTGGGAATGCCATTAGTCTTCCCTCATAATTTGAGCAAGAGATTCACATCGTTTAGGAGTTTGCTTATGCCAGTTACTATCCAACATTTCTAATGATGCTGTTTGGTAGTCTTCGTTCTTTAATGCTTGCCACATTTTAGCAAATTTAGAAACTCTATTGCCTAATTGAAAACACATTTCGATAATGACTTCTTTGGAGTTTTGTTTGAGAGGTATATCTCCTATCATTTTCATAGCCAAACCATTAGCATTAGCGAAATCTTCATCAAAGATTCCACCTAAAAATTCTTCAGTATATTTTTTATTATTTTCCCAATGGTCTTCAACGCATAGGTGTCCATATCCTACGGTTCTTTTACCGAGAGAATCATTATATACTTCATTAACAAATCCCTCGTGCTTTTTAATTCTATCTTTTAACGCATCCATTAATCATCCATCCTAGAAATACTTATAATATGCTTATCTTTTACCACAGCATTAGCTTTTATACACTGATAAATTGCAGAGCCACTTCTTTCAGCAACCCTTTTCATCTTTAAACAGGTACTCATTTTTTGGTCAGGAACATATAAATGTTCTTTTAAAATAGGCGGATCGCCTAACCACATTAATAAAGCTATTACAATTTCCATTATTGGTTGTGTCCATTAGCAAAATCTCTTTGCTTATCCTTTAGTTTTTCTACATCAGATTGTAGCTTTTCAACAGCTTTATTTAAAGCTTTTATATTAACTTCATTGTGTAACATACCATCTACTCGTTCTTGAAGTTTATCCATTTGTTTATATAATTCCTCGATAAGCATAAACTGTTCACTATCGGCAGGTAAAGAGCCAAGTAATCCTCTCGGCCATTTTATTCTAAACTCAGTATTAAGTTCCGAATCCTTTCCCATAATTTCTAGTTTAGTTGAATGCTGATTTAATTTCTCTTGGATTTGAAAGAAGCCAAATGTGCCAAGTGCAACCATTACGATCAAAGAGATCACGGTCTTCATTGGCATTTGTACCGATTGGTCAGGTCCGAGTTTCATATGGGTTGTACCCTATTCTAAAACTGCATCTCTTACTAATGCTTTATAAGGTTTGCGGTTATATTTGGTTTTGTCTTTGAATCGCTTATGTTTGAATTGAGGCAGAACCTTGGCAATAGGGTTAGTTTTTATCCGAAAGGGTTTCGGATTAATCATCGTCTTCCTTGGGGCGTACCTTGCCAAAAATAATTTTGTAATTAAATTTAACACTCTCATCCATCTTTTCGCTTAATGGTTTGCCTGATACACCAATAGAATGTCTAGTATTTTCACAAGCACTCAGGACTAAAGTGAGGAATAAAAAAATAATTAAATATCTCATCATTCATTCTCCACCTTTTTCTTTTTCTTCTTCTTATTTTTCTTCTTATTCTTCTTTATTTCTTGATTAATAACCTTTTTGTTATTTTTCTTCTTTAGCTGCTTAAGTTTTTGTTTAACAAAATTTGTATTCTTCTTTATCTGTTTGGATAAAACGATTTGTCCTTGTTGAAGTTTAAAGACTTGTTCTTTCATTCCCCAAGTTTCGTGGAGATTCCATCCGACTAATGCAATCAAGGCAGCAAGAGCCATTCCAATTATTTTATCTTTAAGGTCCATTACTGACAGCTTTCACATTCATTAGTATCATCTACCACGATTCCAGCATTACTTTCATTTTCATAAGTTGAATCTTTTGCTTTACTACTACAATTACAAGCTGTGCAAGCACATACTCCATACATATCTGAATGTTCTTTTAAAGAACAATGACAGATACAATTACAATTATTACATTTACTCATTTTAATCCCCACCAGATCAAAGCTATAGGTATAATAATATGTTCAAAAATTTCATATAAACAAATAAAAACTAATAACCATGTAAAGAGCATACTGGTTTTAGATTTTTTAGTTAGGTATTCAAATGTTTTTAAATGCCAAGTAGTAATTTTTTGTGTAATTTTTAATAGACATTCTTTCATTGTCTTACCCCATTTCCATTTCTAATTAATTTTTCCACATCTTCACTTATTTTTTTAACTCTTTCTTTTAAAAAATCTATGTTCACTTTATTATTTCTCATACCTTTAATTTCTAAATTTAAATCTTCTAAAAGTGTGGAACTGTGTTCCACAAGCATGAAAAGTTCGGCTTCCCCACTTGATTGACCTAACTCTCCTCTAGGATATTTGATTCTAAATTCTGTATTTTGGTGTAAGTCTTTTTCCATTAACTCTAAAGTCGTGCTATGCTTGTTGAGAGTCTCCTGTATACCGAAGAATGCCCACACGCCAACCGAAACTGCAGTAACGATTCCAATTAAGTTACGCATCGGCATACTTATTGCTGTGTTATCTGATAGTTTCATTAATCGTCATCGTCTTCCTTCGGTCTCACCTTGCCGAAAATAATTTTATAATTTAGTTTGACA